CTTTTCCGTTTTCACCGACCAACGAATCGACTAGCCATGACTAAGGACGGACAGGGCTCTACAAGGGCGCTCAAGGCCGTTCCAGAGGTGAACAGAGATGAACAGGTAATAGTTACTCCATCAAAGACTCTTATGGGCTCAGGAACGCCCAGAATCCACTCACGCTTGAATGATTTACCGTCACGGGGCTCGGAGATTATCGACTTCTCGGCGCAAATGGGCATTGAATTGATGCCGTGGCAGAAGTTCGTCTTTGAACATGCGCTTAAAGTTAAGCCGGATGGACGCTGGAAGTCGCCCATTGTGACCATCGTGGCAGCACGGCAAAATGGAAAATCGACCATTATGGAGATGTCGATTCTGGCGCGTCTCTATCTTTGGAAAGAGCCGTTGCAACTTGGATCGGCTCACGTACTCACGACCTCACTGGAGACATTCCGCCACGTCGTCAATATCATCGAGAGCAATCACGATCTATCGCGTGAAGTCAAGAAAATCCGATGGGCACATGGATCCGAGGAAATTGAGCTTATGTCAGGAGCGCGTTACGTTGTCAAAGCGGCCAATGCTGCAGCGCGTGGCTTTGCTAAGCCGGAGACTGTGTACATGGATGAGACTCGCCAACTCAAAGACACGGAAGCGTGGTCGGCGATGAGATACACGATGATGGCGGCAAAGAATCCTCAACTCTGGACATTCTCGAACGCCGGAGACCAACACAGTTTGATTCTTAACCAATTACGTGATCGCGGCATGGCAAGTGCGGCAGGCGCCGAAGATGACATTGCCTATTTTGAATGGTCGGCCTATTCGGACAAGATTACCGATGAACGCAATTGGGTCGCAAGCAATCCGGCACTTGGTTACACAATCCACGAGGACAACATCCGCGCCGTACTCAATGATCCTGCCGATGTAGTCCAGACGGAAGTGTTGTGTCGTTGGGTCAATACGATTTCAGGTGCGATTCCTGCTAAAGAGTGGGCGGAGTGTGGAGCCGATGATGTCGAGTTAGATGTCGAGAAGGTGACGTGGTTCGGGCTTGACTTGTCGCCAGATCGCAGAGACGGGGCATTGGTTGCAGCACAGAAGAATCCGGATGACACTTTCAACATCAAGCTTCTTCATACGTGGCACAATCCGATCTCATTAGATGATAAAGCCATTGCCAATGACGTCGCGCCCTATGCTCGCAAGTATCCACTCGAATATGTGGCCTTTTCTAAGAGGACAAGCTCGGCAGTGGCGGCAAGACTTCAACCGGCAGGCATTCCAGTCATTGACATCGATGGCGCGTTGTATGGGCAAAGTTGCGACGAGCTTCTTGGGGCTATTACGTCAAAGAGGTTGATTCACGGAAAACAGGCAGAGTTATCCAAGCAGATACTATCGGCAGTCAGACTTCCAATGGGCGATGGCGGATGGATTATTGGCAGACGCGCGTCTTCGGTGGCCGTGTGTGCAGCAGTGGCAGCAGCTCTTGCAACACACTTTGCGACACGCCCAGAAATGGAAGTGGACATTCTCTTTGCCTAGATGTATAGGTGAGGTTTAGACTTGCCGCATGGGTCTATTCTCGCGCAACGTCGTAGCAACTCCAATTGCACCGACTTCCGACATTGAAGCATCATTGGCGCCGGTCAATACAATTTCGTCAATTTACAACTTTTATGGAGTCACAGGAATCACGGCATCACGCGCCGAGTTCATGAGCGTTCCAACGTGCGCCAGAGCTCGCAACATCATCACATCATCAGTCTCATCGATTCCTCTTAAAGTGCGCACGAAGGCAGATGGGGCTCGAGTCGAGACTCCGCCGAAGGTTATCAATCAGCCAGATCCACGCGTTCCCGGCTCTGCTACTTATGCGTGGCTATGTGAGGATTTACTTCTACACGGATACGCGTATCTTCGCACGTTGGAAATCTATGCCGACACGTATCGCATCAGAAGTGCAGAGCGCATTGATCCAACTCGCGTCGCAATGGTTACGAATGCACGTGGAACAGAGATTGACTACTACACAGTGGACGGCACTCCAGCACCGAATGAAGGCGTGGGCGCTTTATCAGTTTTCAGTGGCAATGATGAGGGCATCCTCAACAGAGCAGGCCGCACAATTAAGGCAGGTGCAGAGTTAGAGCGCGCCGCCGTTATGTATGCACGTGAGCCGGTTCCAACGATGGTCTTGAAATCTAATGGCACGGCACTTCCTGCCGATCGTATTGCAAAGCTTCTTCAATCGTGGGGCGAGGCACGACGCAATCGTGGCACAGCATTCCTCAATGCCGATGTTGAATTACAAACTTTGGGATTCGATCCAGAGAAGCTTCAACTCAATCAAGCGCGTTCCTATGTATCGACGGAATTGGCAAGAGCTGCAGGCATTCCGGCTTTCTATGTGGACGCCGAATCAGGCTCAAGCATGACTTATTCCAACGCCAATCTTGCACGTCAATCATTAGTTGACTTTTCACTGCGTCCAATTATGACTGCAATTGAAGAGCGTCTTTCAATGACTGGAATGCCTAACGATTTTGTTCCAGCATCACAAGAAGTCAAGTTTGATCTAGATGATTACTTGCGCGGATCAGCAAAGGAGCGCGTGGATGTGTACAAAGTCTTATTCGATATGGGCGCAATCACAACCGATGAAATACGAATGGAAGAGGACATGCTCGGATGAAAACTACAAAAGAGATTCCATTAGATCTAAACTTTTCAATCAAAGTCACAGCAACCGACTTTCCGCAACGCACAATCTCAGGACGGATTGTGACATGGAACGAGAATGGATCGACTTCAGCAGGCGAGACATCATTCTTGCCACACTCAATCACATTCGGCGAGACCACAAAGCTTCTTTTGGAACATCGTCGCGAATCACCAATTGGATTCCTCAAGAGCTACAAAGTCGGTTCAGAAGGTATCGATGCAGTCTTTGCTATTGGCAACACCACGGCAGGCTCCGACGCTCTCGTAGAAGCGAGCACTGGTTTACGCGATGGATTTAGTGTTGGCGTAATGGCCGATAAGTACAAAAATATCGATGGCGTTCTTGTCATTAGTGCATCGACTTTGAAAGAAGTCTCACTCGTCACCGATCCAGCGATAGCAAGTGCGAAGGTAAGCATTGCAGCAAGTGAAACACAAGATTCTGATTCCGTCGTGGAAGCAGATGCAATTCCAACAATCGAAGGAGAAACGCAAGTGGAAACAACTCCAACCGTTCCAGAAGCAGCAGCCGAAACGGTTGAAGCTTCCAAAGAAATCAAGGCCGAGGCTGCGCGCCCGGTCTATTTCACAGCGCCACGATCACCAATCATTACTCCAGGAAATTACTTGGAGCACACCATCCGCGCAAAGCTTGGATCAGAAGATTCTCGCCAATATGTTATGGCTGCCGATGATTCCTTCACAACAAATCCAGCATTCAGTCCAGTATCTTATGTGCGCGATGTTGCACAGAATACAACAGCACTTCGTCCAGTTATCGACGCTTGTGGTGGCACTCGTCCACTAGCAACTTCAGGAATGGTTGTATCGATTCCAAAAATTACTGCTAACTCAACTGCTGCAACAGTGGCAGAAGGCGGAGATCCAACTGGAACTACTCAGATTACATCTGCATACATCAATGCAACAGTCATCAAGAAAATGGGCTTTCAGCGTTACAGCGTAGAGCTTCTAGATCGTTCAGATCCAAGCTTCTATGACATCATGCTTTCAAATCTTCGTGATGCATACGCACAGGCCACAGATGAATATGTTATTGCCCAAATTACAGCAGGCGGTACACAGGCAACTGCACAAGATGCAACATCTGCTGGACTCATTGGATTCGTATCGTCACAGGCTCCAGCTGCATACTCTGCAACTAAGCGCGTTGCTCGTGCAATGACATCAGGTGTCAGCGTTTGGCAGTTGCTTCTTTCAAGTGTGGACACAACAGGCCGCCCAATTTATTCGGCCAATCTTCCAATGAACGCTGGCGGCCAGTCAGCTCCAAACTCATTGAAGGGCAACGTCATGGGTCTCGATTATTACGTCGATGCCAACATGGTTTCAACAACAATTGATGAATCAGCATTCATCATCGAGCCAAACTCAATTGAAATTTTTGAGAGCCCAGCTCTTACACTTTCAACAAATGTTCCAACAACAGGTGAGATTGAGATTGCACTTTACGGCTACATCGCCACAGGTGTTACATTCGCAGGCGGCCTACGTCGCTTCAACCTTACCTAATCAACTGATCATGGCCTAGGTGCGCTCCCGTATCTAGGCCAGCCGAATACGAAGGGAAGAAGAGATGCCATCTATCATTACAGCTTCCGAGCTGCGAACGGTGCTTGGTGTCTCTTCTTCCTTGTATTCAGATGCTTATCTTGAAGGGATCATCGATGCTTCCGAGCAGGTGATTCTGCCGCTACTCACTGCCAACACTGCAGCAATTGCAGGCGTGTATCTATCGAACAATGTCGCCTATTTCATGACTCAGCGCCCGAACACATTCGTGGCAGGTCAGAGTGTCGTGGTAACTGGATGCCTGCCAGCAACATTCAATGGCACTTTCACAGTGACATCAAACTTCTATCAACCGTTCTACAATCTCCCATTCTCATATGCTCCCGGCGAGTATTACGTCTTTACGGCAGCGATTACGAATGCCGACATTGGATTCCGACAAGTTATTCCAGCAGGTGCTGCAAGCCTTTCCGGGGCGAGTGCGGCGACACTTTATGCGAATGTTGATGCAGTCGAACAGGCGGTCACTATCGTCAGTGTCGAGATTTTCCAAAGTGTTGTCGCTCCCGGTGGTCAAATCGAGGGCGTGGACTTTGCTCCATCGCCGTTCCGTATGGGTCGATCACTACAGAATCGAGTCATTGGACTTCTTGGTAATTACATCGATGTCTCAACGATGGCAATGTAATGCCAACACCAACATCCATCGCGACCAATGTCAGAGGCGTTCTAGCAACTGCTCTTTCAGGAGTTGCAGCTTCTGTCTATGCATCCGTTCCGGAAGCCGTGATTCCACCGGCTTGTGTCATCATTCCCGATTCGCCTTATCTTGAATCAAATCTCATTGGCAAAGCTTCCGTGCGCGTGAAGATTAACTTCATCGTCACTGCCGCCGTTGCATATAACTCCAACGCCGGAGCACTTGACAATCTAGAAAAACTCATCATCAGCATTCTGGCGGCAATGCCGGCAGGTTACGTCGTCGGAGACGTTCAACGTCCGACAATCACGTCAGTCGGTGCGAGCAACTTGCTCGTTGCAGATCTCTCGGTCTCCACTTACTACACTCAACAGACAATCTAGAAGGAGAAGAAAATGCCAACAACAATCGTCACGGCGAGAGAGATCACATTGTCAATCGCCACCGTAAACTACGACGCACAGACCACTTCGGTAGTCCTATCCAATGCGCCAGTCATCACGACATATCAGACCCTCGATGGCAAGGCATACAAGCACATCGATGATCAGTGGACTTTAGATGTCGAATTACTAGCAGACTGGGGCGTTGCATCATCACTCTTTGAAGCGATGTGGACAGCAGCCAACACTGCACCAAATACAGCTTTAGCAGTATCACTTACAACTGCAACAGGAGCAGTCTGGGCGCTCAATGTGTTTCCAGTGTTCCCAGCAGCAGGCGGTACTGCACCGGATGCACAGACTGATTCTTGGTCAATGCTTGTCTCAGGCACACCAGTTCTAACAATCAGCTAATCGATAGAAACGGGAGCAGACAATGAAACTCACAATCGAAATCACACACCAATCTGGCGAGGTAGCAACCTATATTGCGGCTCCGCCAGAATGGGCAAAGTGGGAAACTAAGACAGGCTTTACCATTCAACAGGCTCAGGAAAAGATTGGAATCTCTGATCTTCTATTCTTGGCCTATCACGCTATGAAGCGAGAGTCTGCTGGAAAGCCTGTCAAGTCTTATGAAGTATGGGTCGAGACCGTTGCAGATATTACGACGGGCAATGCAGACCCAAAAGTTATCCCGCCGGAAGCATGAATCGAATCCTTGTTGAGCTAGCAATAGCCACAGGGATTCCAATGAGTGAGTGGGTCACGGCGGAGCAAGTCATAACGGCAATCGAAGTATTGGAGAAGCGCAATGGCAGATGATCCAATCAGCTATGACAAAGGCGATCTTCGCAAAATAACGTCCGCGTTCAAACTTATGGACGATGAAGCAGTCTCTCAAGCCAAAGAGCAATCGTCTGCTCTGGCAGAGTTCGCACAAAGCAAGATTCAAAGCGCCGCCACGGGTCGCGGTAAAGTTGCAGATCGTATTGCTCAAGGCTCAAAGGTCAGCAAGTCAAGCAAGATTGGCGAATTGTCATTCGGTTATGTATCGCAGAAGTTCTCAGGTGGAGCGAGCACTCGTGACTTGTGGGGCGGCACAGAGTTCGGATCTAACACGCTTAAGCAATTCCCGGTCTGGTCAGGCTCTCAAGGTAGAGGCTCAAAAGGTTGGTTTATCTATCCAACACTCCGAGCAATACAACCGGAGATCATTGCCAAGTGGGAGAATGCTCTCGACAAGATTATAAAGGAGTGGTAAATGGCTGGATCAGGCTCACGCACACTCAAGCTCTCCATTCTTGCCGACATTGATGATCTCAAGAAGAATCTCTCAGCAGGCTCGACAGAGGTCGAATCATTCGGATCTAAGATTGGCGACTTTGGCAAAGCAGCCGGTGCAGCATTCGCAGTCGCAGGAGTTGCGGCCGCGGCCTATGCTGGAAAGCTTCTTGTCGATGGAGTCAAGTCTGCAATTGCCGATGAAGCAGCACAAGCCAAACTAGCAACAACTCTAGGCAACGTCACAGGCGCAACAGACATCCAAGTTGCAGCAACGGAAGCCTATATTCTGCAGACTTCACTGGCCAACGGCGTCACCGATGACGAGCTTCGCCCATCACTGGAAAGACTTGTTCGTGCCACTAAGGACGTTGAAGAGGCTCAGAAGCTGCAGACTCTTGCACTGGATGTCTCTGCCGGTTCTGGAAAGTCACTAGAGGCAATCTCAAATGCATTAGGCAAAGCATACGAAGGCAACACCGGAGCACTTGGAAAACTAGGCGTAGGCATTGACGCGGCGACACTCAAAACAATGTCATTCGATGAGATTACTATTGCCCTAGCAGATACTTTCGGCGGTCAAGCGTCAGAGAAGGCCGACACATTCGCCGGCAAGATGGATCGTCTCAAGGTTGCATTCGATGAAGGCAAAGAGACCGTCGGTTCATTCGTACTCGATGCCATCACTCCCATGGTTACATATTTCACGGACAACGTCGTGCCAGTCATTCAGACACTAGCGGCAGAATTAGGCGAGAATCTCAAGCCGGTCTTCGATGATCTTTCGACATTCTTCACTGGCACATTCATTCCAGCAATCTCCGAAATCTGGTCATTCATTCAAGACAAGCTTGTGCCAGTCCTTGTCAGCGTCTTAAAGCCTGCACTAGAAGGAATCAAGACAGTCTTTTCATCACTGCGAAAACTCGTCGAGGACAACGTGGGATTCTTTGATCTTCTTAGAGTTGGACTCAATGCTCTTCTTACGGTGGCAAAGCTTGTTGCACCGTTCATTGGTGGAGCATTCAAAACTGCTTTCACTGGAATCTCTTTGATTATTAACGGAGTATCAACTGCAGTCAGTGCACTTGTGGCAGGAATCAATGCAGCAATCAGCGCCGTCAATGCATTGATTTCAGGCTATAACATCGTGAACAATTTATTCGGTGGAAAAGACTTGCCCAAGATTCCAAAACTTGCACAAGGTGGAGCAGTCAATTCCAATTCTCCGTACATTGTGGGCGAAGTTGGCCCGGAGCTCTTCGTTCCATCTTCCAGCGGAAAGATAGTTCCCAACAATCAACTTAGTACCGGATCTAGTGGCACAACTATCAATCTGACAGTCAATGGCGCAATCGATAGTGAAGGCACAGCTCGCACGATTATCAACGCGCTTAACAATTCTTTTTATCGTGGAACAGGTGGCGCGAATAATCTGGTGAACGCATGACGCAATGGGCTCCAGTCTGGCGTGTGACTATTGATGGCACGGAGTACACCGATGTCATCTTGGCCAATCTTTCAATTACGTCAGGCCGAACAAATATCTATACGCAAGCGCAAGCCGGCTATTGCTCGGTCAATCTCATCAATCTCAACATTGAGCCAATTCTCTTCGACATCAATGACTCTTTGACAATTGAAGTCAAAGATTCTGCCGGACTGTTCATTCCTATATTTGGCGGCAATGTCGTCGATATTGGTGTGAGCGTCTCCCAAGTTGGATCAGTTGCTTACACTCAAGAAATAACACTGACAGCACTTGGCAAACTCTCAAGACTTCAAAAGACTTTGACGGATGGAATCTTAACACAAGACTTTGACGGCAACCAGATTTACACAATTTTGAGTGACTTACTTTTAAACACATGGTCAGAAGTACCGGCGGCGCTTACTTGGGCAACATATACACCGGCGAGCGATACATGGGCAACGGCACAGAATCTCGGACTTGGTCAGATTGACACTCCAGGAGAATACGAGCTTGCAGCGCGATTATCTGATCGCACAGTTGTATGGGATTTGGTTGCAGCACTTGCCACTTCTGGGCTTGGTTACATATATGAAAATGGTTCAGGGCAGATTTCTTATGCTTCAGCTCTTCATCGGAGCATTTACTTGGCTGCTCATGGATATACCAATGTCTCGGCCAATAATGCACTTGGACAAGGCATTACAATCAAGACAAGCGCAGGAGATGTGCGAAATGACATCACGCTCAAATATGGAGCTTCTTCTGCCAGTGAAGTTTCAGACAGTGATCCAGATTCGATTCTGCTATATAGCGACTTGTCGCAGATTATCAGCACGACACTCAAGCATGCCGCGGATGCAACTTCTCAAGCCGCTTTTTATCTTACGCTCCGAGCCTATCCGCAAGCACTTTTTGACAACATCACATTCCCATTGACCAATCCAGAAATTGATGATGCAGATCGTGACGCTCTTATTGGCGTGTTCATGGGTCAGCCGATTTCTTTGGCAGACTTGCCGTCAAATATGGTTGGCGGTAATTTCTTAGGATTCGTCGAGGGCTTCAAGTTTCAAACCTCTTACAATCAACTCGCGGTCACTCTGATTATGTCTCCACTTGCCTATTCAATCCAAGCGATGAAATGGCAAGATGTAAGTGTCGCCGAAAGTTGGGCAACAATTGTCGGTACACTTGATTGGGAACACGCCCTAGTAGTGGCATAAGGAAAGGAAAATGAATGGCAAATCCAACAACTAACTTCGGATGGGTCATGCCGACATCGGCAGACTTGGTCACAGACCTTCCAGCCGATTTTGCAGTATTTGGGCAGGGCGTCGATACATCGATGGCAGAGCTCAAAGGTGGCACAACAGGTCAAGTCCTGAGCAAGACATCGAACACAGACATGGACTTCACGTGGATTGCCAATGACGTCGGAGACATTACTGGAGTCACTGCTGGCACTGGTATTTCAGGCGGTGGTACATCTGGAACAGTGACTGTTACTAATTCAATGGCAACTGCAATCACAACTGCTGGCGATTTGATTAAGGGAACAGGATCAGGAACATTCGCCAGATTAGGAATTGGCTCAACTGGTAATGTTTTAACGGTATCTGGCGGAGCTCCAGTGTGGTCTGCTCCAGCAGGCGGCGGCAAGGTGTTGCAAGTGGTACAAGGTACTTATGCTTCTACTTATGTCGGGTCGTCATCTTCTACATTTATCACAACAGGACTCACCGCGAGCATAACTCCAAGCGCCTCAACTTCTAAAATCTTAGTTTTAGTCAATGCAACAGGACTCGGAAAAAGTGCTACCGATGCCAACAACAGATTAGGATTAAAGTTATATCGCGGAGCAAGTTCAATTATGACTTTTGGCGATACTTTAATGTATACAAACGCGGCGACAACTGTTGGAATAACTGCTTCCACAAGTTATTTAGACAGTCCAGCAACAACTTCAGCCACAACTTATACTTTATACATGGCTAATGTTGGCGGAACGTCTGCGGTTTATTTTAATGATTTCACTACTAATCAAGTTACATCTACGATTATACTTATGGAAATTGGTGCATAATGGCAAAAGGTGCAGAAGTTTTGGAAATGTTAATACCTGCAGGTGGCTGGTTTATTACAGGCAATGAATACGAAGACATTCAATTTTTAGAATGTGAGCCAATTACAAAAAAGCAATTCACGGATGGATTTGCTAAATGCGATGCGTGGTTTGCTGCACAAGAGGCAGATGCTATTGTTAAAAAAGAACTAGCACAGGCAAAGCTTGCAGTCCTTGGTTTAACTGCCGATGATCTCAAGGCGCTTGGATTGTAAGATGCTTACAAGCTCGAACGGCTGGCCTGCATCAGAGGATCAGGCCGCTATTGGTATCAAGTCCTATCCAGTACCGGGAACAAGTCTCAAGATGCGATGCGCCGAAAAGGTAGCGCCATTGCTGGTCAATTTCGCTGCAGACTTTCACGAAGTCATTGAGCCAATTGATGAAGGCGCATTGGATGATTGGGGCTACTGCTTCCGAAAAGTGCGCGGCTCGGATTCAATTGTCAGCAATCACAGCTCTGGAACTGCCATCGATCTCAATTCCTCACGACATCCTCTCGGAAGATTGAACACATTTGAACGCGCCAAAGTGCCAATGCTGCAAGCTTTAGCCAAGAAGTATGGTCTAAAATGGGGCGGAGATTACACGTTGCGCAAAGATGAAATGCACTTCGAGGTCAATCTCAACGCAGTCAAAGCGGCTGCACTGATTAAGAAGCTTGGAGTAAAAGCATGAGCGATCTAACACAGGCGAACACGCCTAATAGCACGATAACACTTCTTTCTTCGGCGGCTCGTACTTCTACTGGGTCAGGGACAGGATTAGCCGGTTTCGCGGCGGCGAATAACTTAGTGATTCAGCTAGAAGTTACGGCCGCCTCCGGAACTCTTCCGACTCTCGATCTAGTTCTACAGGATACCGTCGACGGTACGAACTGGAATACCGTTACGACTTTTACTCAGGCGACCGGTACGACGCGCGAGGTTAAGCGTATCAATACGCCGTTCTCCGATTCTCTTCGCGTTACTTACCTGATCGCAGGAACGAATCCTTCATTCACATTCTCCGTCAAAACATTCGCGGACGCCTAAGATGAGCGAGATCAAAGCACTTTCAGCCTCTTACGGTAGAAGCTTCTTGAGCGCCTGCATCGCGGTCTATCTTGCAGGAGTCACTGATCCAAAGGCAATCATCGGTGCAGGAGTTGCAGCAGTCTTGCCAGTGCTTCTTCGTTGGCTCAATCCTAACGATCCAGCATTTGGAAAGAAGTGACCCGGGCAGAATGGGCTGCCAATCTTGGCATCTTCATCACACTAGCCACAGTCTGCACAGCGATGCTTAGGTTCTACGTCAAGGCCATTTTGCACGAGCTTGTTCCCAATGGTGGCAACTCTCTACGTGATCGCATCGACTACATCGAGGCACGCCAGCAACATATCTTCGACCTAATACTCGAGGCACACGTAAAAAAGTAGCAACACGCCCACGGCATTCTTGACGAATGTCGGTGGAAGATGTCATCCTTTATTTGGGAGCACAGACAAGGCTCTCACGGGAGCATAAAATGAATGAATTAGGTATTTTCGTAGCAACGGCAATTGCCGGCATTCTCTGGTCGGTTGTTAGTTATTCAATGGGATTCAAAGAAGGACAGCGTCAAGGTTACACACGAGGACGTTCCATCTCACGCGCTACGACTAAGGCGGTTTCACAATGAGCTTCTTAGACAACTATGAAGATGTGGCCACACGCATCCAACGATTCTGGGCTACACATCCAACGGGTCGAATCGAGACCAACATCCTTGACTTCAATGCCGAAAAGGGCTACGTGCTTATTCAATGCCGTGTCTGGCGTGATGAAATGGATCTCAATCCTGCTGGAACGGATATGGCATTCGGCAACGTGGCAACCTATAACGTCCAGATGAAGAAGTTTTTCGTTGAGGATACTGCCACAAGTGCAATCGGCCGCGCGGTTGGATTGGTACTCGGTACCGATAAGCGACCAACTGCTCAAAATATGGCACAAGTGGAAAACATTGATCCAAAGATTATCAAGGATGCCAATGCAGTCGTTGATCTATGGGCTACACCGTTAGCAGATGCCATTGGCGAAATTGCAACACAACTTGGTGGGCAGCTTGTCCACGAAGCTCCACAGTGTAAACACGGTCACATGATCTTTCGCACGGGCGAGAAGAATAACAAGAATTGGGGCGGATGGTTCTGCTCTTATCCAAAGTCCAAAGGCGGCGGAGAAGCACAGTGCAACGCAGTGTGGGGCTCTCTAGGCTCTGACGGTCAATGGAAGCCACAATCATGACAAAAGAGGAGCTCATCAGCATTCTCATATTCTTGAGCATCGTCTCTTCATTCGTTCTTGGCCTCATGATGGGCAGGATGTGAGATGGGCGATTTAGAGATTCACACGGCTTCCGGTTGGGTCAAGCTTGAGGACATTATTCAAGGACAAGAGACTTGCACAGTATGCAGCGCCGTCGAGGACGCAGAAGGTCCTGGATTCGTCAAATGCGATCCGCCGGAGCTTCTGGTCTATTTATGCCGAAAGTGCAGATCCAAACATGATTAAGATGCACATGAGCAGCGCCGATGAATGGGCAATCCATAATCGAGCAAGTGATGTGGTCTTTGCCCAAGAGGGCATTCTTGGCTTTACTCCACATTACAACTCAAAGCTCAATCACTTTGAACAGGTGGTCGAGTACGCCGAATCGATAGCGGCCGAACTATGTGTGGCGCGATATTTCGGACTTGACTTCAACATCAATGAATCCAAAGGAAAGCGCAAAGCCGACGTCGGAAAGGGCATAGAAGTCCGCTGGACGCAGTACACAGGCGGCAACCTCATTGTCTATCCAAATGATCGTGACAGTGATGTGGCGGTCTTGGTGGTAGGCAAGTCGCCAGAGTATTTCATCGCCGGTTGGCTTCCAGTCTCATTCGCCAAGCGCAAGAGGTTCAAGAATCCACGTCAAGACTCGTGGTGGGTCGATCAACCTAATTTGAATCCCATCGAGAATCTAGGTCGGAGCGAATATGCTGCAACTCATATTTGAATGCCGCAAATGCAAGAAAAAGACGCGCCAATCGGTCAGAATAGTCACTGACAATCTTCCAGATAATGTCAAAGTGCTCGAATGTAGCGTCTGCGGAATCATGGGCGTTGCGTTGATTGGAGACGATGATGGCCAGTTATGAATATGTGTGCCAAATGTGTCTATCGCAGAAGCTTGTGAATAGACCAATCAATGATGTATTGGCCAGAGATCCTTATTGTGACTTCTGCACGATACCAATGAGCCGTCTTTACTCGCCAACACCGGCAATCTTCAAGGGCAATGGATGGGCAAGTAAGTCATGAGTTATCCACAGACTTATCCACAAGAGCATGTGGACAGCGCGACACACCGTCCTCAATACTTGACAGATTCTGGGGATGGATCGTTATACTTGAAAGATAATCTTTCAGAAAATAAAAGAAAGATAAAAATAAATAAAAAACAAATAAAGATAAAAACAACAAAGACTTTTAAAAGCGCCATCCTTGTGTCAATTATCATCTTGACCATTACATCCATTGAGCAAGCAAAAGCAGTGTCACAGACTGACTTACTCAAGCTTTATGCACATTCAAGGATTATCAATTACGAACAGTTCAGATGCTTTGAAGCATTGATCACTAGAGAATCTCATTGGAATGTAGCTGCAAAGAATGGATCGCACTACGGTCTAGGGCAGATGAATAACGCCAAGTACAAGACACTCGATGGCTTCACTCAAGTTGATTGGTCTATCCGTTACATATCAAAGCGTTACAAATCAATGTGCAATGCTTGGCGCTTCTTCAAGGTTAAGGGCTATCACTAATGGCAAGCCAATCAGCACGAGCCAATGGTGGCACACGGCAATGGTCAAAGATACGTGAGCGCATACTCATAAGAGACGGGCGTTGTTGTCAGTATTGTGGGGCAGAAGATGCCACTACAGTCGATCATGTGATACCAATCAGCAAAGGCGGAACGGATGAGCCGGACAACCTTGTCGCAGCTTGTACTCGATGCAATTATTCGAAAGGAAATCGAATGGGTCAGTTTTTTGGACAGGCAAGGACAC